GCTGTCGTTATTCCTGGGGTCATCGTCATCGACAACCCCAGGCCAGTCCCAATAGAATGGCTTGTAGGGACTGGCGAAGAACCGAGGGGGTCGCTGCGACTGCTTCTCTGAGAGAGGCAAATCGTAGACCAGGACGGCCGAAGGTCGTTCCGGTAAGACCTCATCACCCCTACTCTTCAAAGCCCCTTGTAAGAGACCTATGTAAAGAGAGAAGTTGTAGCCGAGGTATTCAGGTGAATCCTCGACGACAGACCTCTTCAGTACATGTTTGAAGAGCGGCCAACAGACAGGAGATGCAACATGAATGGAAGACACGTGGATACCCGACTGGTCATCGAGATGCCTTGGCACGAACCTTCGTGCCGAGTCACCTTTAAGACTTTGCCGGAGTACCTTCATTGTCTCCTTCAAGAGTATGTCATGTCTGGCGGACCATCTATTCAAGCGATTTATCGCAGAATAGATTTCGGGGGCGGACTCGAGAGACTTGATGTAAACACCTCTACAATTAACACCGTAGACGGCGTCTGTACCGCAGGACTCTCGAAAGCAGCCAGAGTCAAAGGTCTTTTTGGCATTAACGTTAAAGCCAAGAAGATACAGAAGTCTTTGCACAGAAGGCCAAAGGAATTTTGGAACGATTATGTCGTCTCCAAAAACTCCCCATGGTTTCTTCTTGCTCAGATCTATTCTGATGCCTTTGAGCTTATAGCAGCTTCGAACCACACACGTGAAGATAGCAGTCTGCAATGGGAATGTGAAACCATTTCCCATCGTAGAAACCATCTTCAGATCAACAGTAGTACCGTCTGGGATGACGACACTACTCGAGCGAGTACGCATCAGCCACCTTTTGAGTGGCTGAGGGCAGTATTCCTCGATAAGTTGAACCGATATGGAGTCGGAGGCGCTTTCCTGGTCTGCTGTAACATTACAGTCAGACCCGGATCCCTTCATTGCAAGCAGAGCATTGAGCTTTGCTTGGTCGTGGAGGGAAATGCCAACCAGAAGTAGTCGGTCCTCGATAAGAGAACCGATGGCCTTCTGGAAAAGCATATTTACACCAGACTCTGTAGCACATGTGCGGGATTCTTCCGCGTTCTTCGGAGCAAAGAACAGTTTACTGCTCGGGCAAATCTCCTCACCGAACTCATGATGCCGCTGCCATTCGGCAGCAGCCCAGACCGGGTGTCGAAAGATTGCGGCTCTATAAAGAGCAAGGAGGTCGCTGGAAGAGCAGCTCAAGGGGCCCTGGAAATACTTCGCAACGAAGTCACCAGGAACCATTCGAGTAGCCTTACCAGGTCCCGGTTCGAGCCGATCACTGATATTAGTAAAACTAAAATCAAGAGGATCGGAATCATCGAACTGCCTACTACCGAGAACTTGAAACATTTCCTCACGGAAATAGTCAAGGAGGTAGTCATCGAGAGCAACCGATGGAGTACGGAGTAAAACATTGTCGTTGACCTTCAAGAACTTTATTAAAGCCCTTGTGTCAGCTACTTTATTACTCCTTCCACCGGGCGCAAGCTTCTTATAGAAGCTATCGATGAGGGAGCACCTAACATAGTTGTCGAGAGTCTCTGAAAAGATATCTCTTCCGCTATGTTCACGGTGAGCTTCCCCGAGGTCCTTCCGCAGTGCCTTGGATAGCGTTTCATAACAGAACATCGCGACTCCAATAAGCAAGGTGTGTCTAACGCAGTAGGATAACCTACTACGACTAGCGGAACGGCGGTCTAATTAAAGAACGCCGTTTACCGCCGTGTCACCCAGACCAGCAGAAATCTGGCTCAGTGAGCCAGTGTGCATGGAGAGGGCGGCCCGAACACTTGCGGCATCTGCCAGATCCGAGCCGGCCGGGACTTCGATGGTCGTGCGAATTACGCACGGCACCGCAGCCTGGCCGGCAAGGGGCAGGACGCCCTTGCGCGTGACGACTTTGTACTCGTTACGCGGCACTGCTCGCAACTGACCCGTTACAGGGTCAACGACACCGAGAGCCTTCAACACCCGAGGGCGAAAGAAGGCGGTGGTGAACGGAGATGCGACGGAATGTGGATTCACACCGGTCTGCGTCCCGCCGAGCGCTGTCACTGCCCACTGCTTCGCGTTGATCTCCGGAGGAGTATCAGCGACGATAGTGTAAGTGGGCAAGGTGAGGCCGGTTTCGGCCGCACCAGTGACAGGAGTGGACAGAGAGATGGTCATATGGACCTACTTTCTATTCTGGCGCTGGAAGAAGTCGCGATAAACGCGAGTAACACCAGCTTGTTGCTGAAGCCACAATGCAACTATGTTAGACGTTTGCCAAACATTCCCTAAGGGATTGTTTACCGTTATTGACGGATAAGGCACCGTATCTAACTTAGTTCGCTGCAGCGTATACCGAGTGGTTGAAACAGTACCAGGAGATGAAACAAGCTTCTGCACATCATCGTATCCGATCACACCGGGCGTAACGTTCTGAGAAAGAACGTTAAACACAGTGGTCTTCAAGTCAGTCTGCTGAATCCAGTTTACATTCGAGGTTACTGTCGCCCCTGCCGAGATCACCTGACCGATATTTGAAAAGTAATCGATCAGGAAAGACCAAGGTAGGAGCTCCCACATGGCCGGAACAAATTCATCCCAGTTGAAGCCATAAAGCTTCTTCAGGTTTGATAAGTTCTGGTCATTAATTGTCGTGGTAGCCTGGATACCAGCAGTAAAGCGGGTAGAAAGAGTGGTCATCCACTTGTAAGTGCTCTTGCACTGCGAGGGACGATTCAACTCAGACCAGACTTCCCCGTCAACAGCTTTCTGTTCAGAAGCAGATCCCCGGATTTCGGTCCGAACGATCTTATTCTTATCATGAAAGCGTGCCAACGCCTCGGCTGCCGACTCGATGTCGGATAGCAACGGTTTGACGCCGAAGACGAACTCAAGGTATGCATTAGTCACTGCATCTTTCAGGTCGTGCAGGGCGCGATTCTTTTGGAGCCGCGTCAAGCTCTTCCTACGAGACAAAGTGCCATAGATTTGGCCCTTTGTATAAGTGATGCGAAACACAGTCTTCATAAAATGATCGACTTTGTTTATAACATCATGAGCAGGCTTAATAATCATACCACCCGCTTCTCTGCCTTCACCGACAAAAACAACGCCGGCCATGTGATTCTGCATATCATGAAGTTTCTTACGAAACGAGATGATAGCCCTGTTGAAAGGCCCTGTAGGGTCAATCGCAAGGTGAGAGAATTGATCAAAGGGAGTCGTTAACGGGAAACCGTTAGCAACCTCTTGATAAACCCCGGTTACCATATTCGTGTTTGCAAGGAAATTCCGAGCATTCATGTTAAAGGTATACGGGATCGCACGGTGACGATGATATGCGTCGAGGAAGTAGTTACCTGTAGCAGAAGCACCAGCAGCAATCTTAGACTGCCAGTTGTCCACCTTATCCCCTACCGAATAATTCTGCTGAGAGCTAAGGTAGTTTACGTTCACAATATTAACGGGATTACCGTTTGCGAACCAAACTACATGATAGCTAACAACGTCGCTACGCGGCGCGCGGATTTTGGTGTAGGACATAACTATCTACGGGTTAGTCGAAAGACAGAAGCGTAGCGAGAGCCACAAG